GCCGCCACCCCCGCGCCCGGCCCACCGGCCCCCCCGCCGCCGCCGGCGGGGCAGGATACCCTCCCCCGCCTCCACCTGCGTCCCCCCAGCCAGTGCAGACAACGCAGCAGGCACCGCAGCAGCCCGCGCCCCGCCAGCCTCCTACGCAGGAAGATCCCTGGGCGCGCCAGGCATCACAGCCAGCTGCGAACTACGCGGCGTGGGAACCGCCGTTCTGATGGAACGGTACTGCCCGGACTGTGGCGTCGTGCTCGCTGCGGGGCATGCGCGCTGCAGGCCGTGCTTCCTCAGGCTTGAGGCTGAGTATCAGCGAAAAACCGAGCGCGACTGGATGCGCAGGAACTTCCCGGAGCACCGGCCCCAGGATCTGTTCCCAGAGGACTACTGGGAACCAGCGGAAATCAAGAACACAAGCGTGAAGGAGGGCAGGTAATGGCCTGGGTCCGAGTCGGCGACGAAGCGCTGAGCCACCCTAAGCTCATGGCGCTGTACGACATCGAGGGAGCGGAGGACATCTCGATCATCGAAATGTTCGGCTTCCTCATGGCTCTCGCGACCTACTCGGCCAAGCACTTGACAGACGGAATTATCGAGAGGGGCGCGTGCTTCCGCGACGGCGAGCGCTCGCGGGTTGTGCGCCTCATCGATGCGGCGGTGGCCGCAGAGCTGCTCACATGGGTTGAGGTGGACGGGGCGCGCAAGTTGCGCTTGTTCACGGATGAGGAATTCATTCACATTCAGCCTCGCGAGGAGGTCATGCGTCGCCGCGCACGGTCGCGGGAAAACCGCGACAAGGATAAGAAAGCTGCGGTCATCTACAGGGACGGCGATCAGTGCCGTTACTGCGGGAAGATCGTGCGTTGGACCGGACCAATCGGTCTCAACTTGGGCACGCTCGATCACGTGGACCCGGACTCGCTGGGGGACGCCCCGGTCGAGGGTCTTGTGGTCGCTTGCCATGAGTGCAACTCGTCGCGCGGTCACGCGCGCGAAGCGTTCGACGCGGCCTCGCCGCTGCGTCCTGTCCCGTCCACGCCCTATTACGGGGTGTGGTCGGCCGAGTTCTTAACCAGGTACGGATACGACGCTGCGCCGTCCGTGGATCCGGGCACGCCTGTTGACCCCGCCTCAGAGACACCCACGAGGGGCGTTCTCCCGGGCCGAGGGACCAGCGAGCCTGTCGAACCCGGGCGCGGCTCCAGCGGCCCTGAGCTGACCGCTGTGCGTGACCCCGGCGCGTCCGAGAGACGCGCGTCCGAGGGTCCGCGTATTCGACCTAGTTCGGACTCAAGTCCGAACTCCGGTTCGACATCGAAGGGTATCAGGTCGAATACTCTCGGGTCGGGTAGGGACGGGACGGGCCGGGACGGGACGGGCCAGGCCAGGCAGGGGCGGGACAGGCCAGGACGGGCAGGCAGGCGCACCTCGGCAGCAGAGCGCTAAGCGGAACCGTAGAAGGAGAAGGCGATGATGGTCGGCCGTTGCTGCGTTGAGGAGGAGCCGTGCTGAACCGAGTGTGCTTGTCCGGGTGTACCTCGCCTGGTGAGCATCTTCCTGACTGCCAGGAAGACTCGTGCCGGGCCTGCGCCCCGAGTCCGGCTTACGTCGGTGTCTTGTGCGCCCGCTGCTGGGGGAGACTCCAAGCCGTCGTGCGCACGATGCCGGCACTCGTCGACGAGCTGATGGGCGGGGACGACGCACCCTCGGCGGTCTCATCCTCTGGCGGTAGTCGCCCGCCTGGCTCGTCCTCGCTGTACCCGCAGCAGCGAGCAGCGGCCGACGAGCTCGCGGCGGCGCTGGCCTCGTGGTGCATCCAGGCAGGCGAGCATATCGGCGTGGAGGCTCCTCGGCCGTCCGGCCTGTGGTGGTCTGCTCCTGGTCGCAAGATCGACTCGGAGACAGGCGAGGCCTACCTCATCGAGGCAGAGCCGGTCGGCATCCGTGTACCTGCGGCGCTGACTGAGCTCGTCCGCTGGCTTGATCCGCTGCTCGACCGCGTCGCGGCCGCACCGTGGGCGCCCGAGATGCTTGCCGACCTAGCAAGGCTCGACGCAGGCGCACGCGCAAGGTGGGCAGTCGAGGAACCGGAGCGGCGCGTGCAGGACATCGCCTGCCCGTCATGCAACGCCTACTCGCTCGTGGTCACGCCCGTGCGAGTCGTCGGCGGGCAAGAGCAGGTCACCTGCTCGCGTATCTCCTGTGGACGCGTCCTGTCCTCCCAGGACTGGGAACGCCTGCGCGCCTGGTCGGTCCTGGTCGCGCGCATGTCAGCAAAGACCGAGGAGACCTCGGCATGATCGTGGCAGGGGAGGAGTGGGAACGACAGTGCGATGTGCCGAAACATGTCCCCGGCCTCCCCGCGTCAACGGTCCGGGTGTGGGCGGCGGCGGGCCGGGTGCGGTCGGTCAAGGTCGGCGGCTCCGTATGGGTAGCAGTCGAGGACGTGATAGAGGCTGCGGCCTCGTCGCGCCGCCGCTGCACGACACGACACGCGAACCAGGTGAAGGTTGATTGACAGCGACGCATGGCAGTTGTAACATTCGTGCCAACGGCAGAAGTGTCGAACAAGCCCCGAGGCGGATAACCGTCCGGGGCTTTCGCGTACCCGCCGGACACAGCGAGCTCCGAGAGGATGAAGCGTCATGGCGTGGTCATCGAGCGATCGCGCGTCGCGGCTCCCGCCTGACTGGGACGAGCGCCGCGCCTTCGTGCGCGCCCGTGCAGGCGGCAGGTGCGAAGCGCTCCTGCATGACGGGACGCGCTGCCCTGCAGCTGGTGCCGAATGCGACCACGTCGAACCCGGTGACGATCACCGCGCGGTGAACCTGCAGTGGTTGTGTTCGTGGCATCACAAGCGCAAGACTCAGCGGGAAGCCGCGGCCGCGTTAGCAGCAGAGCGTGCGCGAAACGCTCCGCGCAAGCGCAAGCATCCCGGCCTCGTCAACTAGACCCCCACCGGGGACCCCCTCCCCCACCGCCGCAAACACCGTCAAGAGCTGTCGTTTTTTGTTTGTACGGGTCTGGGGAAAATACTAACGGTCATAACCGTTGAACTTGCAACGCAAACACCGGGTCGTGGGGTGAGGGTGCGGGGGATTTTAGAGGGGCGCTAGGGTGCCGTCCTGGTACACGTTCTCCGTGACGGTGATGTATCGCCCCTGCGAATAGAATTCGATCTGCTGACCGCGCCACATGCGCTTGAAGCCGCGCTGCGGGACGGCCGTCCCCCAGATATGCAGCCCGCGCCCAGACGGTGAGACCTCAACGTAGGAACCCTCGTAGTACGCGAGAAGCGCGCGAGCGGCCTCGTTGGGGATGCCATGCTCATCGAGGCACCCGTCAAGGTCGATACAGCCGATGCCATCCCCGAGGACGAACCCCAGGGGAGCACCAGTCGCGCTCGCGGCCGCGTGAGTGCTCCACGTGCTCGGGTCAGTAACTGAAGCCCAGCGCCCCGTGCGTGAGCACAGCGGGCGCTTGTCGATGTGGTTGACCCATCGGGGGCGGTTAATGAGCTCGGCGGGCAGCGCCCGCGGGGTGTGCGTCTGCGCGGCGCGGTGGTGAGCGACTCGGCATCGAGTGCTGCAAAAGCGCGCGTCGGCGCGCGCCCATTGTTTGAGCGTTCGGCCGCAGTGATCGCACGTTCTCATGAGTCCTATTGTAACGGTTAATGCCTTGATATTCTGCGGATTGGAGGGGTAGTTATGGCTGGACGTGGCCCCGCGCCGAAGCCGAAGGGCTCGCGAGCTCGCCGGAACAAAGACCCCCAAATCCTGCGTATCATCACAGCGCAGCCAGTCGAACAGCCGTCACTGCCGGTCATCGAGCAAGTCGTGCTCGACGAGAACGGGAAGCCGCGGAAGAAGCGCTTTACGTGGCCAACGGTCACGCGGCGCTGGTGGAAGATGTGGGGGGAATCCCCGTTGAGCGCCGAGTACACCGAGACTGACTGGTCTTTCTTGCTCGATACCGCGTACCTGCACGCCCTGTACTGGAAGGGCGATTTCCGCATGGCCGCTGAACTCAGGTTGCGTGTCGCGAAGTTCGGCGCGACACCCGAGGACCGTGCCAGGCTGCGGATTCAGTTCGCGGTGGCCGATAACCTCGAAGACGACGCCGAGACCGCCGTTGATGATGCGGCGCCCGTTTCTGCGCGAGCGCGCAGGCGGCAGAAGAAACTGAGGGCGGTGTAACGTGCCCTGGATGCCGATCGACGAGGACGATGAGTTCCCGACGCTCGGATACGACATCGCGGACTGGATGATGGAGTTCCTCCTCATGCCTGACCGGGACGAGGACAGCGAGGAACACATCCCGTTCGTGCCCACGCAGGAACAGATTGAATTCCTCGCGAGGTTGTACGAGCTGGACCCGGACACGGGCCGCCGCGTCAAGCAGCGCGCGGTGCTGTCGCGTCCGCGTGGGTGGGGCAAGAGTCCGTTTCTCGCGGCGATCTGCTGCGCCGAAGCAATGGGACCCGTTCTGTGTGACGGGTGGGACGCGGACGGGCAGCCGGTCGGCGTGCCGTGGTCAAAGCGCCGCACCCCAATCGTCCAGGTCACGGCGACCACAGACGATCAGACTGCGAACACGTGGGATCCGCTCCTGGAGATGCTTCGCGGCTCTCCGGCTGAGTCGGAGTATGGCCTCGACCCGATGGATTCCTTTGTGGCGCTGCGTCGCGGCCGCATTGAAAAGCGCACGTCGTCGGCGACGTCCGTCAAGGGGGCCAAGGCGGTCATGGCGGTCATGGACCAGACGGAGACGTGGTTGCCGTCGAACGGCGGGCCGAAGCTGGCGAAGACGCTGCGTGCGAACGCTGACAAGCTCGGGGGCATCACGATCGAGACCCCCAACGCCTACACGATCGGCGAACGATCGGTAGCGGAAACAACGGCTCGATTCTACGAGCTGATCAAAGAGGGGAAAGTCAAGCCCGAAGCGGCGCGGGGCCTGTATTACGATCACCGTGAGGCCCCGCTGGACACCGACATCTCGGACCGCGAATCCCTCATCAACGGCCTGCGAATCGCCTACGGAGACTCGGCAGCAGACCCGCGCGGCTGCGCCATCCACGAGCCCGAGTGCGAGCCCGGCTGGGTTGACATCGAGCGAATCGCGGACTCGTTCTGGCACCCGGACAACGATCCGGCGGACATGTGCGCCAATTTCCTCAACCAGATCAACTCCGCGTCGGACGCCTGGCTGACAATGCCGGAGCTAAGGGCCATCGAGGACCACGGTAAGACGATCTCGTCAACCGAGCCGATCACGCTCGGCTTCGACGGTTCAGAAGGCAGGAAGATCGGCATAGCAGATGCAACGGTCCTGATCGGATACTCGGTGACGCAACGTCACCTGTTCAAGGTCGGGATTTGGAGCCAGCCAGACGGCCCCGCAGGCGAAGGCTGGCAGCCCCCGCGCCTCGAAGTGGAACAGACAGTCCGTGAAGCCTTCGAACGCTTCAACGTCGTCGGTTTCTACGCTGACCCATCCGCAGGGTGGGCGCAGGACGTGAAGGCCTGGGAGGCGCGCTACTCGCGTCGCCTGCGAGCCAAGATCAGCGCGTCCGAGCCGATCCGCTATCCACAGCGCAATGTCTCTCAGACGTGTGAGAACTTCGCGCAGCTCCTCTCAGCGATCCACCAGAACCTCATCACCTACGACGGTGACCCGACGATGACCGCGCATCTGCTCAACGCCCGCAAGTCCCCGCGACAGGCAGGCTACGTCCTGGTCAAACCGGCGGATGACCAGGACTACTCCAAGATCGACGCGGCCTGGGGCGCGATGTTCGCGTATAAGGCTGGCCTCGACGCGGTTGGTAAGGGCGCGGCCAGGCCGACGGCGCGCCGCGCGCCCAGACGACTCTACTAACACGCACTGGGGAAGGAGGCCCCACCTCATGACGAAAACGCCCGAGGAATGGCTCACCTACCTCACAGCAAAGATGGACAAGGAGCGTCCGCGAACGGACCTCCTGCGTTCATACACCAACGGGTCATCTCCCCTGCCGGAGATGGGCCCGAATCTCGCCAAGGCATGGCTGAAGTTCCAGCGTCGCGCGCGCACCAACCCAGGCAAGCTCGTCGTGTCCGCACTCGCTGACCGTCTCATCCCCAACGGGGTGACGGTCGGAGCCAGCGAAGACAGCCCCGCCGCGCAGGCGGCCGCGCGCATCTGGCGCGACAACCGCCTCAAAGTGGTCTTCTCGGACGCGATCTGGGACGCGGCAACACTCGGGCGCGGCTACCTCCTGGTCACCCAGGACGAAGACGGCCGCGCATGCGTCACCTACGAGCGGCCCGAACACATGTACGTCGAGCCGGACCCGGTCAGGCCATGGCGTGCGCTCGCGGCCGTGAAGGTCTGGCGAGACCAGTCCGCTGGCCTCGACCACCTCGTGATGTGGACGCCGGGCCTGCGCATGTCCTATACGCGATCGGCATACGACAAGTCGCGACAGCTGATCTCCCGTGTGTCCGGGGACTGGCGACTCGACCTCGGCGGCGTCCAGCCCTTCGAGGGCGCACCCCCGGTCATCGTCCTGGAGAATCGGTTCGGGATGGGTGAGTTCGAGCATGTGCTCGATCTCATCGACCGCATCAACTGGCAGACCTTGCAGCGATTGGTCATTATCTCGATGCAGGCGTTCCGCCAGCGAGCGCTGAAGTCTACTGAGGGGTCGGCTGGCCTGCCTGCTGAGGACGAGTCGGGGAATGCTATCGACTACCAGGCGATCTTTGAGCCCTCGCCTGCGGCCCTGTGGGAGCTGCCCCCGGGGGTGGAAATCTGGGAGTCCTCTCAGACACAGATCACCGAGATCCTCAACGCGACCAAGGATGATTGGCGGGAATTGGCGGCCGAGACGGCAACGCCGATCTCGATCATGCTCCCGGACTCCGCCAACCAGTCCGCCGCGGGAGCTGAGCAGCCCCAGAAGGCGCTCCTCTCCAAGGCGGGTGACAGGATCGAGCGCTTCAAGCCCGCGCTCGCCTACCTCATCGTCAAGGCGCTCGCGGTCGAGGGATACACGCTGGACGAGGCAGAGACCGTGGAGGTCCTGTTCGTACCGCCGCATGCTGTCTCCCTCACGGAGAAGTACGCGGCGGCCGTCCAGGCGCGCAATGCTGGCGAGGCGCTCGAAACCATTCAGCGCAACATCCTCGGCTACAGCCCCGAGCAAATCGCGCAAGACAAGCAGCGCCGTGCCGAGGAGCAGATCGCTCTGGCGTTCGCTTTGCAGGACCAACCAAAACCAGCGGCCGCGCAGGAGATCGCAGGGATCTAAACAGGTGACGGGGAGGGGGTAGTAGCGTGGCTGACCTGGACTCGCTCAACCGCCTCACTGAGGCCTACGACGGCCAGGTCCATGCAATCCGACAGCAGATCACGGCCTTCGGGCAGGCCTACTGGGACTCTCTCCCTCACTACAGGGCCAGCGCCGTCGAGGACATGATCGAAGCGATCACCCCCAGAGTGACCGCAGGCCAGCTCCGTATAGCCGACTTGACGCGCGCGTACCTCGCACAGTGTGCCCGCGAACTCGGCTGGAACGTGGTCCTCCCACCCATCGACCAGGACGAGATACGCGGCGCTCGCGGCGTAGACCCGAGAATCGTCTACCGTCGCCCAGCCGTCGACGTATACACCGCGCTCGCGGCGGGGAAACCTCTGCCGCAGGCTGCGGCTGGGGGGCGGGGGCGGCCCCCCCGGCCGCGCGGGGGGGGGCACG